TAGCCGCGGCAAGGCCGTTCACGAACGTGATAATCATATCCGCTGCGGCAACTGTAATACGAAGAGCCTGAGCACCCAAAGCGTTGATGAACGCGATGACCACGTCACCCGCGGCCTGCGCCACCTTGGGGATGTTATCCGCGATTCCCCTGAGGACACCTGTGATAATCTTCAGACCGGCGTCAACAAACTTTGGAACCATGTCGACGATGGCGTTGAGCATCAGAGTCAGGAGATTCACTTCGGTCGCAATGATCTGCGGCGCGACGGTATTGATCGCCTGGAGCAGACCGAGGATGATCGTCGTGAATGCCTGGATGATCTTCGGCATCGCCGTGATGATGGCGTCGGCCAGCGCAGTCAGAATCGCTACAAAGGCTCCCGTGATTGCGGGAGCGCCACGAGCGATGACGTTTGCGAGCTCGATGATACCTTCGCCAACAGCTCTGAGGGCCGCAGGAATAAGCGTGATGAGCGATGCGGTGAAAGCCACAAGAGCGGCGCCGGATACGCCAAGAGCCACACCCAAAGCGGTAAGACCCGCTGCGAAGGCAAGAACACCCACCCCTGCAGCGAGTACTCCTGCACCAAGGAGTGCAACCGCCGCGCCCAACGCAAGGACGATAGGGGCAACCGGAGCAAGAGCGTAACCCGCCACGCCGAGAATCACGAAGACCCCGGCCAGAGTGGTCAATCCCTTGAGGATCTCCGTCCAACTCATGCTCCCGAAAGCTTCGAGAACAGGAGCGAGAACGGCCAAAGCTGCCGCCGTAACAAGGATTGCCGCTGCCCCCGGAAGAGCTCCTTGCATCGCCATTGTTGCAGCAGCGATTAGCAGAAGCGACGCCGCGAGAACGGTCAATCCCTTGGCGATCTCGCCCCAGGTCATCCCTCCCATGTTCTGGAGAGCCTGAGACATGATCACCAGTGCTGCCGACACCGCCAGTAGTCCGATGGAGGTGAGCAGCATATTGGCAGGCATAAGTTGCATGGCGCCGGCGACGATGAGCAGGGATGCCGCGATAGTCGCTAGACCCTTGCCGATCTCACCCCAGGAGAAGTTGCTCAATCTCCCGATGACATCGACCATGATCTCAAGAGCAGCGCCGAGAACCACCATTCCTGCAGCGGTGGTGAGCATTCCGCCAGCATTGAGTCTGCTGAATCCCGCCACAGCCAGAAGCAACGCCGCAATAGTACCGACGCCCTTGCCGAGGGTCGCCCAATCCATCGCACCGAGCTTGCCGACAGCGATAGCCATAACATTCATGGCCACTGCCATAAGTTCCATCGCGGCTGCGGATGCGTAGACGCCCTTGGTGTTTCCGGACATCAGCATCACGGATGCAGTCAGCAACGTCAGCATAACCGCGATAGCGGCGAGACCCTTGGCGAGCTCTTCCCAGCTGAACTGGGACAGAATCGCAACAGCAGCCGACAGGACCAAGATCGCTGTGGATAGCAGGATCAAAGCCCCGGAAATTACTGCCATTTTGACGACGCCGCTAGTATCAGCGACACGACCAACGAGCTGCATGGCGACGAGCAGCTCAACCATCATTCCGGTGATCGCGGCGAGCGCTGGGCCGAGCTTGTCGACGTCGACGAACGACAAGACCACCAGCGACGCGGCAAGAATACCGATCGAGATGGCCAACTTCTGAAGCGTGTCGGCCTTCAGGTTGGTCTGCATGGCGGTCAACGCGCCAGTCAAGCCATCGAAGGAATCCCTGAGCCCGCTGAGAATTCCTCCTCCGCCGCCGTCCTGTCCAATACGGTTGAAGAAGGACCTGATGGAGAGAAGGACTCCGCCGCCAAGAACACCCTCGAGGACCTGGACTATCTGCCCCCAGTCGGCGTTCTGGATAGCACTCGAGACGGCTGTAGCGATACCGCTGAACGCAGTCTTGATCTTCTCGATGAACGGCGAAAGGAAATCGCCGGCCTTGTTGAATGCTTCGCCAAGACCACCGACCTTACCGATGGCGTCCCCGATAAGCTTGATCGGGAAGGCGAGAGCATTACCAAGAACCTCGAAGAACTTGGCGAGGGCTCCGCCACTCTCGATGGCTTCACGAAGCCGAACGACGAAGTCTCCGACCTTGGCCGTGAGGGCGAAGAATCCTCCACCACCGCCAGCCACTGCGCCGAACAACTTCCCAATAACCGAGAAGACGCCCTCGACAACGTCCCAGCCGATTCTCAAGATCGAGAACAAGCCGACGAAAGTCTTCTTCAGGTTTTCGAGCGTTTGTTCGCTCGGCTTCAAAGACTCGACGAAGGCCTTGAATTTGACCGTAAGATCAACAAGGTCTTGAGAAGTTGCCGGGGGGAATACTTCCTTCCAAGCACCCTTGATCGTGCTGAATATAGAGCTGAGCGTCTTGAAAGCCGAGCTGAGCGCATCGATCAGGGCTTGCTTGCCGCCGAGCTCGACCCAACCTTTGAGAAAGTTATTCAGCCCGTTCACGGGGGCCGTGAATAGGTTTCCGAGTACGCCGTGGACCTTCGTAAGAAGCGAAGTCGAAGTATTGATGTCGCCGATCAGGGTTTCCCAGACGGAGCCCCAAGCAGAGGCGACTTCCTCCTTGAGCGTCCCGAACAGCTGGGTGATAGTCCTGATATTCGTGGCCGACGCAACCGCGTTCTGGCCCATCTTCAGGATGGCTTGGGCTTCTTGATCCGTGTAGCCCATAGCCTTGATCTGCTCAAGACTCAGGTCACCGGTGAACTGTGTAAGCGTCTCGGTGAGAACTTGAGAGGTAAGCCAACCCTCTTGCAGGGAGAGTCGGAAGCTTCCCTGCTTCTTGATCATATCGTCGACAGCAATGCCGTGCTGACGAGCAGTGTTGATCAAGGCGTCCTGGAAGATCTTGCCGCCAAGACCCGCGTTGACGACCGAGTTCCAGTCCTCAAGCGTGACCTTACCAGCCGAGATAGCCTGAGAGAGCTGGTACATCGCACCAGAAGCCTGCTCGGCACTGGCTCCTGACAACGCGGCAAGGTTAGAGATACCCTTGATCGAGTCGACCGAGGTTTGCAGATTCACACCGGCCGCGGTGAAGTAGCCGATGTTCTTCGTCATGTCGGCGAAGTTGAAGATCGTCTTGTCAGCGTAGGTGTTCAGCTGGTCAAGAGCTGCCGTGACGTCGTTGAGCGTGGTTCCTGCGGCGGACGTGTTGGCCAAGATCGTCTGAATTGCGTTGATCTTGGTTTCGTAGTCCTGCAGACCGGCCTTGATCGGGTCGATGGTGAGCGACTTGACCATCGAAATACCAGCATCAACAGCTCGGTTGGCGATATTCGCCATAGCTGTGACGCCAGCAATACCCATCGCGCTGAACTTGGATGCGATGGTTTCTACGCCATTGGCGAGACCTGCGAGAGAGAATCGCTTACCGGCGTCGTCGAGCTTGTTGAGACTGTCCGCCGCTCCATCGAGGTTCAGGTTCTGCTTGAGCCTTTGTAGCGCCTCGATGGACTGGTTGACGCCATTCAGGAATTCGGCGCTCCTGAATGTCATTTCGACAACGCGCTGTTCGATGCTGCTCACGCAGAAGTCACCGCCTTCCAGACGTCGCTAGAAATCTTGTCAAATATGGGCCTGATTGCCGGGTTGATGAAATCACGACCCTGAACGTAACCACCGGTTCCCGTTCCGTGGCCATACTGAAGCATTATGACCACTGGGACACCGTTGACCACGTGCGAATTCGACCAAGTGATCTTGTACGTGCCGAAAGACTTACTTATCTGGTAACTCCATGATTCGGAGGTGACACCAGTTTCGAACGGAGTCGCCGACTTCAGTGCTTCAACGCCAGCACGAGCATAGGAATCGAGAGCCGCGAATATGTCTTGCTTCGACAGACGCTGAAGGAAGTCTTCGGTCTTCTGGAAAGAACCTGTAGACCTGAATTCTACAACCATGCGGGCCCCTTCCTAGAAACTGACCCAAACGCCTCCATCTCGAACCTTCGGCGTGCACGCCACCCAGGCACCACCGACACGAACCTTCACTTTTGCCGTGGCGACGGTAACCCAGGCACCACCGACGCGAACTTTCATGACATGGCTGGCGACCGATGGGACGAAGGAGCCAACTTCGTCGATGATGACGGTCCACGTTGAAGCACCGGTGGCATCGAAGTTGATGATGTCGATACCGATAGCAACCGCGGTTGTGGTAAAGCTGGATATGGAGCAGTGTCCCAGCTCGGTCCACGTTTGACCGTCGGACGACTTGTAGAACCGGAAAGTGCTACTGTCGTAGCCAAATCCCATCCAGTCGCCTGCGGCCCACGAGCTCAGACCACCGCCGGTGCCTTCTCCGACCTTGCTGGCTGTTCCAGCACCGTTGAGTTGGTCGAAGAACCACGTGGTGGAGTCCATGACGATCTGGATCTGACGTGACGCGTTCGGTGTTGCGTTGTTGGTGTCTTCGACAATGAGCGTCAGAAGACAGCCGGACGTACGAGTACCGCTTTGCGAGATTTTCATCCCGACAATGCCGTTCGAAAGGTTGAACGACCGAGCTTTCTGCATCAAGCCGCGCTCGGTAGTGCTCGTCGGCAGAATTCGAGCTGCACCACTCGAGACGGTTACACCTGTCGATGTCCCAATCGTTGCCCAGGTGGTCGAGCTTGGAACGCTACCAGTACCGAAGGTATCAATGACCGTCTCAGTATATGGCATTGACGATCATCACCTATCAGGTCGTGTCGAACCAGACGGCGCCGTTCACCGGCGAAGTAGGCGCCGTGTTCCCGACGTAGACGTTTGTGGAGGCGAGGGCGTAGGCCGATCCGTTGTAAAGGTACATCCCGGGAATGTTGCCGACTGTGGCGGTGGTCGTGTCTTTCCTGGTGTTGATCAGGTTCCGCGATGAGTCAATCGTGGACGACACAACGGGGTTGCCAATCGCGGTGTTCATCGCCGACGTCGTGGAATACGAGGCCAGAGCGGTGGAAATCGCCGAGCTGATCGCCGAGTTCATCGCGGTGGTCGTGGAATACGAGGCCAGAGCCGACGTCACAGCGGAAGTCGTCGCGTAAGACGCGAGCGTTGACGTCAATGCCGATGATGTGACGTACGAGGCCAGAGCCGCACTGATCGCCGATGTCACGGCAGCAGTAGTAGCGTAGCTGGCGAGAATCGAGGTCAGTTCCCCAGGGCTGACACTGACCGGGATCTGCCCAATGATGTTCTCGGTGCCGTCGTGCTGTGTGAGGATGATGTTTCCATCCTCGTCAACACTTCCCGACTGGATGAGCGCGTCCACCAGCTCGGTGATTCTGGCGGCAGTCATCCCAATTACGGTGGTAACCATGGACCCTCCTCTCCTACAGCGAGGTAACGCTGAATCGGTTGGCGTCGAGAATGACCACAGAAGGCCAAGCGATCTGGAATCGGTACGCATCGAGCATCAGAACGGCTGCGTCCGGGCCGATTACGGTGAAGGTACCGTCGCCGTTGTCAATAACACGCAGATCCGCGTAGAGCTCGATCGTGTCGACCATCTCGCTGATCGTTGGCATACGTGGATCATGGTCCGCGTCACCATAGAGGATGTCCTCGATCGCCAGAACGGCCCCGGTATGAGCGATTCGAGTATCCAGAATGAAATGCGAAGTCTCTCTGAACCCCGGCGTTGATATCGGGAGAACCGATATGTCCCAGCTGAAGTCCATGGGATCGAGATCTTCCGACACCGTCTGGTTGTTACGCTCGGACGGTGTGACCATGGCGTTGTAGACGAAGTGAATCTTGTAAGCGAGATCCGGCGTCTCGCTATTCCCGACCAAAGTCCTGTAAGAGAAGTTGAATGGGACTCGCGGTTGCTGTAGCGCGAACAAACCGGTGTAGATTTGCGCGGACCCATCGCAGATTTCGAATTCTGGCGGATAGGTGAAAGCTGTTATGGTAGCCGCGAACTCTTCGCTGGAGGAGACATTCAGATACTTGACGCCGTCGATGTGGTATGGTGTCGAGTCCCCGCCAGACGGCTTTTCGGCAACCGAAGTGAGCCCGTTCCACGGTACGCCTTCGTGTCCAGGAACGTAAAGAATTCCTCGATCGATGCCGTACTCGTAAACGCGTTCCTTAGGAGTATCCCAAACAACCCGCGTCATCCATCCTCCTCTCTCACCCCTTGGTTCCCAGCTGAGCTCGACGAGCTTCGTTCAGAGCTCGCTGATTCTGAGCCTGCTCGGTCTTGGTCATCTTCTTCTTGGGCGCGTTCTTGATGTTACAAACGCGGATCAACGTAAGAAGTCGGTTTAAATGCCACGTTTGGCACTCAAACGGAATACCGAGGGAAATCATCCAGTAATAGATCAATTCGGATGTTATCGTTTCTCGGCTTCTTGTCGGACCTTTTGGATCGTTGAACCAGGTCGCCGACATCTTGGCGTTGATGTATGTGTTAATGTCTTCGATGTTCTTGGCCGAGAGCAGATGTAGGACCTGAGGAGGGGGTTCAGGTCCTACGATCATTGCCTGGATGTAATCAAGGACCTGTTCGTCAGTCTTTGTCTCTCGGCCAAGGAATGGGAGCTCCCACTTCGACTCCCATTTTGACAAAGACAGTAGAGAGTGCTCCAAGTCCAGGTCGACGCCTTCGGTGATGAACTCGTTCTTCTCCTCGTCGAAGGATTCGGACACTGCGATCGTGACTCGGAGCACTCTCTACCTCCTCTCGTGCTGGCTGGCTTACGT